TCGTAGATTCCCACCATTGACAGTCGTCACACCTGTGACTGTAGTGGCTGATATCAGTGTTATACCAGTAAATGACCCACCAGCAAACGATACCCCGCCGCTAATCGTACCACCAGTAATATTAGCCTTGCTGATATTTACGGTACCTGTGCCATTAGGTGCAAGAACAATATTTCCATTGACGTCTGTTGACGATATGGTGTTCCCACTAATCGCAAGGTTGTCAGTTACAACTTCACCAGTACCATTGGGTGCAAGAACAATATTTCCGTTTGTATCAGTCGATGAAATAGTGTTTCCATCGATTTTAATATTATCCACCGACACAGACAGAGTACTCACTTTTAAAGCTGTAGCAACGCCAGTTCCGCTGTATACAACTTTTTCAGTCGCAGTAGGACCATCATCTACATGTAGTAGTTGGTCGTAAGTATCTGCAATTGTCGTACCTGTCAGATTAATTGCCATCTAAATCTCCATAAAGGAGGGGCCGAAGCCCCATCCCATTAGCCTGCAGCCATCACGACCCAGTTAGAGCCGTCGCTAATCAATGTCGCCCATTTACCAGCGGTAGCCGCAAGGATCGCGGTACCAGCAGTATTGGAGTCAATTGGTTTTACATTAGATGAAGCAGACACAACCGTGTAAGCGGCAATAGTTTTAATCCTTATCTCACGACCAGCCCAAGATGCAGCGGCAGGGAGTGTGACAGTGATCGAAGCAGAGCCGTTGCAGATAAGATTATTCTCGTTCTGCGCTACGGTAAAAGCAGCCGTTTTAATAACCGGAGCTGTAGTAGAGAAAGTAGTAGCAGCAATACGACCACCATTAATGGTCACATTATCTTGTGCTATACCAGTATAAAGACCCATATCAATCTCCTTAAACGGGGGGCGTACCCCCCGCCTGATTAGTTAGCGTCTACAACAATCGCCCAGACATTGATCACAGCGTTAGCTGGAACCGCAGTATTGAGCAAAACGTCGATGGTATCTGCAGTCGCAACAATCGTAGGATTAGCTAGATCAGCAGCCTTTAGACCAGTGCTACTAGTAGCAAGGTCGTTACCGTAGCAGTTAGCAGCCGCAGGCGAACCTCCGGTGTAACCAACGTCCAGCGTTGCTGTGGTATTTGTAGTCTCAGCAGTGACCACGTTGACACCAGCAGACAAAACAACAGAATTAGCAGGTAAGCTAATAACTTGTAGCGTATCGGCTGCAGCCAGTGCCGTAGCACCAGCAGCAGCACGAGCAGCTACGATTGCAGCAAAGTCGAGTTTAACCTCGAACTTTGATACAGAGTTAACATCTGCAGGAAACGCAGCAGTGCCCTTGTTAAAGCCAAGGGTATCAGTATAAGCAGCCATAATTAATTCCTCCTATCGATTAAGCGAACTGGATAACAGCTTGAGCCAGTGCTTCGCCCTTAGTAACTTTGTAGCCGTAGACTTGTAGACCACGGATGATGTTACCGAAGGTGGATTCAGAACGGATAGTTTCCATGTTCGTCATCTGTGAAGCAAATGTGAAGCCCATCTTGTGACCAGCAATAATGCTGTACTTACCGGACGACACGTTCAGGTTGTGGCTGACATAGATTGTGAAACGATCAATCATACCCAAGCGACCGTTACGCAGAACCGACATGCTATCACCAGATAACGATGCATCTTTCAATTCTGATTTCTTAATCAGGTTAGCCATCTTAGCTGGAATCACAATGAAGCGATCCGACTCAGGGGCGTTAGCCTCATCCAGAACAGTACCCATGTCAACGATCAGATCAACAACAGCAGTAGTTGTCGAAGCACCGTCTTTAGTAACAGTCAATGGAGCACCAGTGGTACCCAAGTTAAACGATGCAGACTGTTCACCAGCGCTACCACCTTTGTTAGTCGTGGCAATACCGGGAAGAATATCGGTCAGTACGCGCTGATCAATCTTGATCTTCATACGCTCAGAAGCGTCTTTAGACCATGTATCCATCAAAACGATATCTGACTGAACTTTGTCCACGTCATCCTCAACGCAAGCGAAGTACTCACCTTTGTCGATCAACAACTGAATTTTTGGTTTATCTGGATTTTCAACGGTCAATGTTTGACCTTTGACGTATTCACGGATAGTGATTTCAGGTGTAGTACGGATATTGACGGTATCGCCATATTGACGAATCTCGCCTTCGTAGTCGGTGTTCGAGATAGCTGCGAGCACGGTGGCGTCGTAGAAATTCTCGATCAGTTTACCCGACCAAATCTCAGGGATAAAATTACCACTATAGTTCGGTTTTCCCGATACATTTGGATAAGCCATGATAAAACTCCTCTAATCAAGCATTAGCGATTATGCGATTCTCCCGCTGTGCGCTGAAGATATCGCGTTCAATTCGGGCACGATCCTGCTCACGACCTTTGTACTTGCCTGCACGAACATCATTAAAGAATTTTTGGATGTCTTGCGGTGAGTACATTTTTCCGCTATTGGCACTTGAAGAAGGTGAACCAGCGCCGCGTGAGCGACCCGGAGTGACCTGCTTCTCCAACTCGGAGGCTGCAGTATTCGTGCTACCGGCGGATTGACCAACGGCTTGTCCAGTAGTCTCAAGCCAAGCCCGAAAGAAATTCGACACACGCGGCGCATCCAGCGAACGCTGCGCATCCTCAAGATATGTTTGACGAGTAATACCAGTCAGCGGATCAGCGTCTAACAGCCACGCTTGAAACGTATCGTTATCGTTGATATCGCGCCAATTAGGCACGGCTGTAGCTAAATCAGACCAGAACTTTTGTTCCGTTGTCATCTGCTGACGGTGTGCTACCGCTTGAACTTGCGGTACTACATTCGTCTGAAGCTGCTGCAACATTGACTCAATCTTTGCAAGACGCTGGGCCATCGGGACTAATTCTTCCCGACTAACTTTGCGCATCACATCAATTGATTCGCCGTATTCCTCAACTTCTTTTTCAGATACTAATGGTTCAGTAACTGGTGCAGGAATAGAAGCTGCCTGCTGAGTAGATGACATCGATGCAATCAACTGTTCCATACTCTGGAGACGGTTTTGCATATCACGGTTCTGCTGATGTAGCCTTGGTACTTCTGCGTTATACATCCCTTGAAGCGTCTTGTATTTTTGCAAGACGGTATCTTCCGGCACATTGTCGTCACCAGATTTTTGGTTATCGTCTGGGGACGGAGTAGCACTATTCGACGCAGTAACATCGTCGGCTTGTGGTGGAGTGGGGGTAGCATCATTGGACGCGGCAGTGCCATCGGCTGAAGGAGCACCTTCGCCTGTGTTGTTGTCGGTACCATTAAGTTGCTTGTACAACTCCTGTACAGCCTCGGTCTGCTTACGAATTTGCTCTGGAAGTGCCATGTTGAACGCTCCTATCGGTGTGCGTGATTAAACGGCGAGTTTTATAATGACTTTGCCGCTAAAGCAGGGGCATCTTTGGCGAGCTTTGCAAGCTCACCCAATACTTGGCACCGCCCCTGAAACAGTGCTGTATTGTTTATTGCAACGGGTAATTGTCGAAGCTCATGCATCTCCCAGTCCTCGATCCATTTCAACAACTCTGGGTGTTGACGGACGACTGAGGCAAGTGCTTTAACTATCTGCGGTTCGGGTCTAATCATGCTGCCCTCCCGCTAACCCGACTCTGTACTGTGTTTGCTTCCATTCCACCTTTGGGACTACCGTCAGGTAAAGTAGGCGTAGCACCTTCTGGCTGTTGTTGCGCAGCAGCCGCCATGGCTAAAGCCTGAACCTGACCCAAATATGCAGCCTTTTCCCGAGATGGAACAATGTCATCCACAGACATTTGCAACCCTTTCGCCACTTCACGTAGGATAGTAGCGCGTCCTTCCTTACCGATGATCTCAATATCAATCGGATTGGCGGTTGCGTTAAGGAACTCGATGCGGCGCATGTTGACTGTCTCCTTGACTGCGAGATTAATCGCACCCTTGGCAATGACCTCAACGTCACCTTTGATCGATTCATCTTCGTCATAGCGCATGTTGTACACAAACTGACGAAGTACAATTGGTTTAACCACATCACTATCGATGTGCATAATGACTTGGCGAATACCCTTACCGGCTGCGCCCATCAACATCGATAACCCTGACGAGGTACGTCCAGCACCCTGTACATTCAGGTCGCCGTAGACATACGCAGGAATACCGGAGTGGTCATCAGCTAGCTTACTAAATCTATCGTAAACACCCATCAACTCCTGTGCGCGAGACTCTGGCTGTGTGAAACGAATAGCAGGTGCACTCGATCCCAACGGATCGTTCGTCGTCTGCCATATCTTCCATGGTGACAACTGCGTTATATCTTCGTTGGCGGGAATGCGTTCAAGATTAACTTCAACTTGTGGACCACTGGAGATGCCCATGTTGTTAACGAGCGCACGAGCTGCAGCATTACAGACTCCTTGGAGGTCCTCGATAATTTTCGGGATACCCTTACCCCAAAAAGCACCGGGGCATTTAATGAACGAAGTCTTGGCATACGGTTTCTCCCCAAGCGGATCGTAGTTCAACACAGCCTTAATGACATAGTTGCCCACTATCCAAACATTGGCATCGTACTCACGCGCATCATCTGGGACATCTTCTTCAGACAGACCCCACTCAATTAGCATCTTGCCGCTGATCTTGCCCCAGAACTCAAGTGCATCAAACTCTGTGGTTGGGCGCATGTATGCGTAATACTTACGTTCTTCTTCGTCTTTCTGTAGCTCTACATCTTCACTGATCCACGACTGACCGTTACCAATGCCAAGCACAGCACGAATGGCATCGTCGTCATAACCCGGAACACCGATCAGATCGGATAGTTCCATACGCGTCATCCTGTGATGCTCGAACAAATAACCTTCGTTGAGGTTACTAATACCGGGTTCAGGATAAACACGGAAGGGGTCAACGCGCTCGTATTCGGGGCCTAGACGCTCGATCGGCTCGACAACTGTCTTACCCATAGCATCTTGCTTCCAACCCAACCTGCGCTGTCTGCGCACGATCGGACCTTTAACAAACGCTGCAGGGAACGTCACCAGATCAGTAATGAAGTCGTTGAACGAATCTTCCCAGCCGCCTTGCATAAACTGGTCTTGAATCTTGATCTTCATGCGGTCTGCCCTTGTCTGGGCTTCACGCAGTATGCGGAATCTAAAGTCCTGCGCCACCATCTCGCGCATCTCAGCCATCTCTGCTGATGTCGGTGCTTGGCCTAACTGCTGCACAATGTCCAACACCTTTTGTGCAAACTCAGTCTGGACTTCTTTGTCTTGTACGGGGGACAGATCAGGGATGGGTGTTGCAGCTAAGTCCCATGGGGGGCTACCATTATCAAGGAGGATATCCCGCAGCCACGACTCAGCCGCACGGCACTTTACCTCAGTGATCATCATGTAAATCTCAGAGCCGCCTTGACTACGAATTTGTTGCAGCTTATCTGCTTCGTACTCGCCGTTGCGCTGACGCAGCGCACGTAACATTTCTTGCTCTATGGGACGCTTCGCCATCTGTGCTACGTCCCAACACTGCCTCAAATACCCAGCAATGCCGAGAATAACTGGTTGATTCTGTCTTGCAGCTAATGCCTGAGATGCCGCTTCCTTCTCCTGTCGCATAAGCGAGGAGTTATCAACGACCCGCAAGAATGTTAATCCAGCCATTATCAGTCGTCCATTTCTGGTTTCTTAGCCATTTTCTTCTCATGCTCCTCCATGATGTCCTCAATAGACATAGGGGGCGGGGTGTAAGCATACATTTCCATCGGTCTGGGTTTACCAGCCATACCGCTTGTATCCATCTTGGGATTATCTGACAGGATAGTAAACGGTTTGGATTTTTTGTTAACCTTCATACGCGCTCCGTAAATGCGGGTTAAGTTGGCACAGCTTATAGCATGAACTTTTTAAACACGCAAGAAAAAAACCCCCAGAGTTTTGGCTCTAGGGGCGAAACCACCGGAAGGGACGGCGGTGCGAGAAACTCCAATCTATCATGTCCAACCTGCGGCTGCAACACGTTTTATTTCCCGTCGCTGTACACCCATGTAACCTTCTCCAGCACTGGCAATATGTAGCATCAGGTACTGTAACGCTTCAGCTACGTGCGAATGTTTGTTCTTGTCGATATCTCCATCGCCTTTGGGCTTGTACCGATACCCACCCATCATGGCAGCTTTCAACTGCGTACATCGTGGGTCTACCAAGAAGCCGGGGTCGCCATCTACTTGACGCATCAGGTACTCATCCACCGCGTTAATCCTAGCCGACACCGTGTTCGTCCTAGCCGGTATAACCTTCAACCCCTCGGCTTTAATAATATCCACCGCGCTGCGCTCGTCAGTCTGCGCCCGTTGTGTACCCGCTGGATCAGTCACGATTAGCACTGGCACACCGGAGAACCGTTCGTATAGCAGTGGCTTTAGCATGGTGCGCACAAACCGTTGTACACCCATATCAAAGCTGACACACTCGTCAAGTATCAGCGCCCGACCACGCGGGTCCTGTTGCCCAATAACAGCGGCGGGGGTAAGTCCCAAGTCCATCCCCACAACAATGGGTCGAACCCCATTACTGATATGGCGAAGTGCCTGTCTACCCATGTGATAGTCAGGTCGGAAGTACTTATACACCGGCATACCAGCCGAGGAGAGTCCATACTCTCCGTCGATATAAACCCGGATGTACTCCTCGGATCGGCCTTGGGTATCGTAGTACCCGTCAGGAAGATTTTCAACGTTTTCGGCAAACGCACTTCGCCCCGACGGTTGTTTAAAGACCGCCCATCCATTATTGTTCGCAGATACGCCATCTTTCGGGTCCAGTCCTTCCATCTGGTAGTACCACCACCCATCCATAGTCGGCGGGTTAGTGTCGCCCCACATCCCATGCCACGTCGGACCTCCGTCCTTGGCTGACGGGAACCGTCCGATACGTTTGGACATCGCGTCCACAATGTCCGGGTGTATATCTCGACACTCGTTGAACCATGCAAACGTCAATTCCAACGAGTTCAAGTTGGCAACATCGTCCGCATCGTCCAGTGCACGGAACATTATCTCGCACTCAATATCCCCCACCTTGAAAAAATACGTCTTGGTCGTTCGCATGTACTGCCCACACTGTCCGGGCGGGAACCAATCCAAAAACGTTTTGATCGTCGTATCCTGTAGCTGCCTTGCAGTCTCGCGCACCACAGCCGCCCGAGTCCTGCGTATGCCTTGCTGGTTGGGTTCCTGCATCGATGCACGCCGCACTACCTCAAACGAACATGTAACGCTCTTGCCTGAACCTACCGGCCCCATCAGAGTGCGCATCTTGGCATCACTCTCCATGAACTTCTTGCCGGTTGGCGGCGGTGTATAGTTAATGTTAAGTGCCATGATGGAGAATCGGCATAGTAAGTTTCATCGCTCCAGCATTTAAGATCAACGCTGTTGATGGCGCTTCGCTATCTGGCCCTATACCAAACACTTCCAAGGTATCGCCCAAGAGCACGAGTCCTACGCTACCAACCACACCGTACTTCCCCGCTTCGATCTGGTCAGCAATCACACGTAGCGTCGCTGGCACATCTCTGTAATTCGTTTCGTATATCGTTTTGACTAGTTCCATTAATTTAACTTCCTCTCGCCAGTTTCGTAATGTTCTCGTCCGTCCATTGAATTATGTACATACGTGTCATATTCTTCATCATACTTCGGATTGCACCAACAAAACTCACCTTCGTTCGTCGCTCCGTTGCGCTCGGTCACATGCTCACGCAAATCCCCCACCGGATACACATGGTACGTCATGCCACACCTAGCAATAAAATAATAAACTCCCGCCCATGCTTCTTGGACTTCTTGATCTTGGTCTGAAATGACATCTTCGCTTCTTTCAACACAATCTCTACGTTGTGTGCTTCGTTAGCGCTTCTAAACCGTGCAGCCGTAAAACCGTCATACGAGTCACTAAACAGACTCAGAATGCTCGATGGTATCGACATCTTCTACCTCAGTTATGGGCGCTTCAATTGTTCTGGCGTCGCTGGGATTGTTACCAAGATTGATCGTAATGCGCACTCCACCCCCTGCGCCTTCAACAGCCACATCCCCCTTGGGTTCCAATCCAGCCCACTTTACCGTGGACTTGGTCAGGTCAGCTTTAACCGCAGGGGACGTAGATGGGTCATGGAGTAACAACCAACTGGTAGTCAGTAGTTCTTCCGCTTGTGCTCGGGCTTTGAGTTTAAACGTCAGCCCCTTGTCGCGTACTTCGTCTCGGTAGTGCTCCACTTTCTTTAGGAACACTGGGTCGGCGTTGAACACCAAGAGATCGTTGGCATCAACATTGTGTCTGGTCATTAGCTCTTGCATGGTATCACCGCTGCCTTCTAAGAGCAGGGCTACGTCAAACGCTAAGCGATCTGACCATTTGGTGTGATTGAGTGGGAGTCTGTCCATACCCGAAACGTAGGGTAGAAGTACGCGAATGTCAAGAGGTGGAGTCAGTTAGTAATTTGACAACTAGGGAAACTTTACACTTGGTTTTTTGGGGTCTTGCTTTATGAGGTTTACATATATGGGGCCGGGGTCGTCGCTCGCAATCCATGTACCCCCCACCCCCCTGCCTCTGTCACGCGGCTGGCTGGCTAGCGGCAAGGCATCGAAAACCCTTGATTTCACTGGTAACTTGACGGCAACGTAAACTTAGGCTAGTCTGAAATTGCTGGATGACACAACGTTACCAGCGGTTCTTTTCTTTAACAAACTGGAGGTATTATGTCTGCAAAGACCTTTGAAGGTTCGGTGTCTATTGTCCTCAACACCAAGGGCGAAGTTGCCTTAAAGAAGGATAACGAAGGTAAGTTCACAGCTACCGATGCTCCCGAGATTTACAAGCTCATGAAGGAGTTCGGTAAGGGTAAGAAGGTTGGTATCAACAAATACTCGCTGTTTACTCCTACCGGTGGCACAGAACCAGTCCTGCTAGCTAATCGCTACGGCAACCCGTACATCGCTCTGCTACCTAAGCGTGCAGAAGGTGACACAGGCGGCAAGCGTACAGTAACTAAGCTAGCCTAACCCACAGGAGCCGGGAAACCGGCTCCTTCTTTCTGGAGCATACCATGTACGAACTAGAACTCATCGATTACATCTTCATCACAGCAACCATCACTTATTGCATCTGGCTGGTATACGACAGCTACTTCAATAACTAACCCAGCCCGGCGCAAGCCGGGTTTTTTATTGTCCAAAAACTCCTGTTTCTGAGCGTATGTTGCGTCAAGTGACCGGACTGAGGGGGTTATTAGCTCTTATTCTTTAGTAGTAGTACTTACCATACGTCGGGGGGTCATGGCTCGCGGCAGTCGCACCGCTTTAACTGTGGTGTAGCTGTGCTTTCATACAGTGTTATAGCTTTTATTTATGTACAGTTAGCTTAACTATACAAACTTGACACATTTTCGATATCAATGTTGAAACAATCCATAGCATTTTGGAACAATCTAAAAATAACTAGGCACGATTTTGGGGTTTCTGTATCACCTAAGTTTACAAACTGTACATGTAAAGTTATTTTAGACCCAGTATCCATGCGGGTTTTGGAGGTATCCATGAGTGTTATAGATAATATGTAATATAAATAATCTAATTAATACACGTTTTTTTATACCAGAGCTACAGTGATGGAGCACTTTAAGAACTTTACAGATTCGGGACTTTACACTCCAATCCCTAACCCCCTAAAAAAGTTTTCTTACAACCTCAAAAAACGTAGATTATTTAGATTGTGCACTGCAATATCCTTATTAATCAATGACTTGCACGATCTATTTTACGATCTAAAGCCAATCTACACAAAAGATTCCTGACAAACTTTTAGATTATTTCGCTTTACATCAATCGCTTTCCCAGTAAAACAGGGCAAACTTGACGCTGCGCCGCCGCCGAGCGAGACTGAGGGCGTCCCCAGTGGACTGCTTTACATACTTTAACTTTACTTTCTAAGGAGCCTATCATGGCTAAGATTTACCAAGGTAAAGTATCTGTATATGCAGATACTAAGAAACGCATCACTATCAAAGCAGATGTTGATGGTAAGTTTGACATGACCAATGTCGCTGAGCTTTACACAACCATTACCAAATTGGCTAAACAGCACAAGATGGAGACGAAAGTATACAAGCCCAAAGCAAACGGTGATACACCAGTGATTATGACTGACTCTTGGGGTAAGCCTTACCTTGCTGTTCTGCCTGCTAGAGAAGCACCTAGTACTGTGGTTCGTACTGTCAAGTTAGCATAAGGAGATAAACATGGGACGTGACATTCGCCTTGGCATTGAGCCTTCACATTTAGTAACAGTCGCTGAGTCAATCGGTTCATGGGAAAAGCTGTTTGAAGCGATTGGGTATCTATCTCAGTGGAATATGTCGTATCCAAAGGTGACTATCATCATCGATGGCAAGGTCGGTACGACAAACGATCTGGTGGCGTTTTATGACGATGAGCATAACGATCGGCATTACACCATCGGTGCAGTATGGCATGAGACACACTATGGGTTTCATTCCTAGCAACATCGGGGCAGTTATCTGCCCCTCTTTTCTTTCCTTTACATGTGGAGATATGAAGCATGAGAGCAACTAAGTCTATATTTTTTGTTGAAGTCACTGATATGTACGATGGTGAAGCCAACTATTCATGGGTTTACAGATTCAAGGTACATGCCAGTACCTATCGTGGTGCTATTCGCAAGGTTCAAAGTGAATTGGATTTTGGTAGTGCCAGACTACTTATGAATTTTGGTGATTCAGTGTGTTATAAATTTGTAAATGCAGAAATCTGTGCATTTGTCGAAGGTTATGAGGATCAAGCAGAGCGTTACAGTAACGTCAAATCAATCTAAACATGTGGAGATATGAAGCATGAAACGTATATCAAACAGCGATTGTAGGTCATTTGTACAAGAGCGTGAACCCTTTCAAGGTAGCAATCTATATGCAATTCACCTAGATCAAGGCACTGACAACTACCGATACATTGTCTTTTCATGGGGTGAGCACTATCCCATGTTCATCTATACCAATGGCTGTTGGTTTGAGAATGAGGACAAGTACAGTCGTTCTACTACCAAACATCAAACACAAGCCCATCCTCGCCGCCCTACGATACTGCTGTCAACGTATTGGATGAAAGTACTAGCAAACGAGGGATACCACGCTATTGCTAAGGAACGGATACTGGGTAGCCCAGCACGTAAGCAGTCGCAAAGTGAAGCATTGATAGCCTATTTCGGAGGGTAATGTGAAACTGACAATACCGATTATTCGTGTACCAGAATTAGACAAAGGGCAGTGCTATGAGTGTGTACTGGATGTGGAACCCCCCAGTATATGTCAACTCTTTCAAGATTTGCATGGTTCATGCACAGATCACCGCTGTATTTATATTTTAGATACACCCAATGCCATTACTCACTACACAAAAATGAGGGTAACAACATGATAAATGACGCATACAAAAGCAATTTCGACACGCTAGTACTTGCTGCCAAGAATGACGACCTAGCATTGATGGAGTGCACCGATGCTGTAACAGGTGAAGTTGTCATGGCAGTGTGTGTAGTTATAGAGTTGAAATCTGGGGAGACGGACTTCATGCCAGTAGCCAAACTGTTTAACGGTAGCCCATACGATGAGCTTATCCCACCAGCCGATACGGAGGTAGTCGATGTCAACTGAAGATACAAGGTACCTATGCCCCGAATGTGGGGGGTATGTAGACCATCGTCGTGTCAAGTTAGGGTACAAGCTGGGCCTTGACTGTGGCGATATAGCAGCAAAGAAGCGTAGACATACTATCGTGCCTATGGCAAAATCTAACTACGTCGTTGTGACGGATATAGATTTGTTGAAAGGCTTGAACAAATATGCGAACGCGTAATAAACCACACACTATCGAGTCTATATATGCCCTCAGTGTACAGCAGGGAAGTTGTCGTATATGGCAGGGGACACTACGTAGCAACGGATATGGAGTACTTAGATTCCGAAATGTACAAACTAGCGTACATGTCGCAATGTATCTACTTGCATATGGACAAATACCAGAAGGTATGGAAATAGACCATACATGTAGTAATCGAGCATGTGTAAATCCGGAGCATCTACAGGCAGTTACACATGCTGAGAATATGCGGCGTGGTAGAGAGCGACGGACTACATGTAGAGCAGGGCATTCGTGGACACCAGAGAATACTTACATAACTTTGGTTAAGCGAAAACAAGGTGGTATGCGGGAACAACGATACTGCCGAGTATGTAGGGCAGCGCATCAAGTTGCGCTTCGTAAACGTAGGGAAACCGATGATCTTAAAGGCATTAACAATAAGGGAGGATTAGTAAGATGAAGTACTACATAGGCACGATTGAAGAACGTAATGGTGACTTTGAGTACAGGGATAAGTACCTGTTTGCTACAAAGGGTGATCCCTCTAAGTATGCTGAGAAGCAAACGAGAGAGTGGCGAGGTTGTACCAATAAAGACTGGGATAGGCAACACGAGGGATATTGGTGTGACTGCACGTTGATATTTAACGGTGGGTACAGAGAGATATCCGAGGATGACTACAACGTGCTGACTAACTACTTGGCGGTGTTATGACAAAGCCGAAAATGAAACCGCGTAACTTCGTAGCCAAAGCGACACAGAGTGGGGCTGGTGTCCATACGCAAAGGCAAAAGCAAACTATACGTATGAACGAGACACAGATGAAAGACGCTATACACAGAGAGCTACATGATCTGTTCTACACCATACCGCCATATAAGGAGGATACAGATGAACGGAGCTGATCTGGCACTGCTAGTACTAGTGGCAATTGTTGTCTGGTTTATTGTTGATCTTACAGGGGGTTAAAAATGTTTCGCTTATTCATGCTACGTCACGGTAAACAAGGTGCACCAGTGAAGGATGAGGACGGTAGCGTTATGTACTTTGATAACAAGATCGATGCAAAGCAAACGCGTGATCTGTTGGGTAGTGAGGTAGTCGTTTCATACGGTATAGACCATAAACTTTTTAAGGGAGTCTTGTAATGCGAGCAACACTATTGAAGGAAACTCTGAAGTCACTCTTTCCTATACGACGTACAGTTTGTATTGAGGGTGCACCCGGCGGTGGTAAGACAACCATTGTCCATCAGGTAGCTAACGAGCTTGAGGTACCCATTATCGAGAAGCATTTGCCTACGATGTTGGTCGAGGACTTCGGTATCCTGTTTAAAAACGAGGCTGGTGGGCTGCATTACGAGTTGCCTGACTGGTTTCCTGTCAAGGGTAAAGCACCAGAGAACGGTATCCTGCTGTTCGACGATCGTAACCAAGCAGGTGGTGACTTACAGAAGGTGCTAGCTAACATCTGTCAAGCACGAAACTTACACGGTGTATCGTTGCCTGATGGCTGGCAGGTTGTATCAACGGGTAACAGACAGTCTGACAGAGCTGGTGCCAATCGTGTGCTGTCCCATCTGCGTAACCGCGAGACTTTACTGGAGCTCGATACTCACCTTGATGACAGTACACAGTGGATGATTGACCATGATGTCAAGGGTGAGGTGGTTAGTTTCCTGCGGTTTCGTACTGGTTTGCTGCATGAGTTTGACCCACAACGTGACCAGAATCCAACGCCA